TAGACATTTTTTTTTTGGTTCATTCATAGTATTGCCTCCAATGATAGCCTAAATTAAGCTAATTGTGTAAAGTTACTTAATTATTTTAGCCGGTTGCTGATAATATTACTATAATTAATATTAAGGAAAACCGGAGGTCACATGACTTCAACAAATACACCTGTGTATTCAGGTAGCAGTGAAGATGATTATGTAACTAAACTAATGTTACATGAAGTGTCAAAAACTGCTGTAATTACCCGAGATGAAGAACAAGCTCTATTTAAAGAATATGAGACTGCATCAAATCGACGAAAGCAACAGATAAAAACCAAGTTAGTTCAGTCAAACCTCAGATTTGTCCTTAAGATTGCACTGCAATATAAAGCAAAGATGTCAGTTGATGTAAATGAAGTAATGACTGAAGGTAAGATTGGGTTACTGAATGCAGTGGACCTATTTGATTGGCGTAAGGGAAATAAGTTTATTTCATTTGCAGTTTGGCAAATTAGATGTAGAATCAGTAAATATCTTGAAGAACGTGACTTAATACGGTTACCGGCCCATCAGCGAGTTAAGCTTAACCGAGCTCGTAAAGAGATGGACTCTGAGGATTTCGATGATGATATTCAATATCTACATCGCATAGCCCAATCACATAGTTCACTTGATAGTCCAGTAGGTGATGAGGAAACTATATTAGGTGATTTAATTCATGATGAACATGCCGAAGATGCTGATATAAATTGCTTACTTAGAAGTATAAGAAACGTAACAAGAGATGTTCTTGAAACTGTTCTAAGTGATGATGAATATAAAGTCATTACACGGTTATTTGGGTTATGTGGTTATGAACAGATAACGTTACGTGAAACTAAAGAATTGATAGGTAAATCTCATGAACGAGTACGTCAACTAAGAGACCGTGCCTTAAAAAAACTATCTAAGCATAAAGATATCAAAGAATTCCGTTATTCACTTAAATATTTACTGTGAAGTATGATGAATGTTCAAATTCCTCAAAGATTTATTTACAGTTGAAGGTCCTCATATACCCGATGGGTTAATTGATGATAAATTCAACTGCATTGAAACTAAAAAACGTAATTTAAATGTAGAAGAACGAATTGACGATGAGATATTTTATATTCATGAAATACCATCTCCATATCCGAGGACGCATATAATGCCAAGTAAATTAGAAACACCAGATAATATTAATACCAATCAAATCGAAATACTCGATGATAAGACTGGTAAAAAAATGATTTTGGATTCAGCTCAATTAGCTGAACGACAAGAGAAAATACCAGATGGTGTAAATGTACCCGGATTGGGTAAAATGGGCGGTAAGAAATCACAAGGCCGACAACAGGCTCGCCCACAAGGTCAATCACAGGGTCAGTCACAGGGTCAGTCACAGGGTCAACCACAAGTTGCCACCAATCCCGGAAATCAATCCCCAATACCGCAACAAGGATATCCACAAACAGCTCCACAGCAGGGATACCCACAAGCGGCTCCACAACAAGGATATCCACAAACAGCTCCACAACAGGGATACCCACAAGCGGCTCCACAGCAGGGATATCCACAAGCGGCTCCACAGCAGGGATACCCACTAAATGAATATGGTCAACAAGTACCTGTTCAGCAAGTGCCTGTTAATCAAGGAGCCGGTCAATATTTACCACCAAGTGAAATTGCCATGATTGAAGGTTCATATCATGTGTACATTGATTTACCGGGAGTTGCTAAAGATACTCTTAATGTAAGCTTTAATGCAGGTACATTGACGGTTAGTGGTGAAAGAGGTAGTAGTGTAGAGGTTTTAAGAAAAGGTATAAAGGGCCCTCGCGGACGCAAGGACCCAATATTATCTGAACACAATACAGTCCCACCATTTTTGGTTGGAAAGTTTGCATTTAAATATCCGTTCCAAAGACTTATAGATGAGTCTAAGTTAGAAGCGAATATGGTCGATGGAGTATTACATGTAATGTTACCACATCGAGTAAAGGGTGAAGAAGTTTCAATTCCTATTATGTAGGAATTATCTTTTTTTCTTACCACATCCACAGCCACCTCGAGTGGCTTTTTTTAATACAGTACGGACAGCAGAGGCGGTATAATAAACAGCCTTTAATGCTGAAGTTCTGTATTTCTGTGGTAATAACCAAAAGAATTGGTTTACTTCACTGAAGTCTTTTGTTAATGCATCAATCGCTGGTGCACCTTCAAACATGACACCGTCTGCGTCAATATAACGAAATTCATCTAGACCACTTCCATTTGGGACATAATCTAGTTCATCTTCAGATATTTTTTTCTTTAGAATACGAATATAGTTAGCACATATCGGACAGCTATCATCGAAAATTAATTGGGGCTTAGCCATTTTGCTCTTCCTTTTTAAAGTTACTTATACCTTCCACAATGGAAGTTTTATTGATTAAATGACCCTCTTTGTGGAGAAGGTTATTCACAAAATTAGTTGCATTACTTTCATTGAGATTACTAAAACTACAGAACCATTCTTTATCTAGTCCTTGCAGTCCGTAGGTATCCTCATTCTCAAAAACATAATGAATGAAATCAGACACATGTACGGGGTCAGCCGATTTCAGTACAGGTTCAGCAACCCCATAGATTGCTTCAAGCTGGCTCAAGTGCTTATTGAAACGTGACATTACCACCCCTTTTTGACTTTCAATCCATCCACATCGATTTCAACATCAGTTTGTGGTTTAGACATATCATGAATATGCTTTTCATTACTCCCGTAATTTTTACCAAACATTTCACCAAACATTTCACCTACTCTATCTTGTGGAGTAACTTTTTCATGTTTATTACCATCGGCAAATTCTTGTGCGAAGTTACATGATTCCTCATCTACACTCTCACCGCCTTGGAAAGCTTCAGTACGTGACATTTCTTTACCTAAATCTAATGTAGAACCCAAGCCCATTCCACCTAATTGAGGCTCAGTACTTTCTTCGTTATCATCAACTGAATTACCTGCGCTACCAGAGGGTTTGAAATTTTCATCCCCTAACTTAATAACTGAAACATTATCAAGCTCTGCTTGTTGTTCGTCAGTGTATTCATCTTCAGATGGAATCATCTCAGATTCCATCAATTTTTTACCTGCATCTCGTAATTCATCAATACGAGCGAAATATCCAAATCCGTGCATAATTACACTCCATTTAAGTTCTTTTCAATAGTTTATACAAATTATCTTCTAAAGAATAAGGTACTTTCTTCCCGGTCGTCCTCATCCTCTTCATAAATTTCTTCAGGTATATATTCAGCTGCATTTGAAAGGTCTTCTTGTTGCTGAGCAGCATCTGACATTTCCTGAAGCATTCTATCCCTACTATTCATTTCATCTTCACTGCTTAATATAATTTCATCCTCTGCTACTTGTTTGATATTTACTTCAACAATATTACCATAATATAAAGGTGATTGAAGATAATAAGGTATCCAATATAACGAAGTAATGTGGTCATCGTGATTACCACCTAACGCACCCCATTTACTTTGAGTTACTTGACCAAATGAATGTAGTTCATTGATAGTTACTTCATCGTGAAGTTTTATGAATTTACGTTGAGTATATGTTTTTAATAGAATAACAGCATTCTGTTTTAATTTCTCACTTGCCCATAGGCCCATATGACGACCACTAGGGTCGAAGTGAAGTAGGTTATCATATTCTGCTGTGCTGTGGAAGTACTTAGTAGCGGCGATTCCCGGACCATTCTGCTCTACTATTAATGATGGGTCATTATACTTCTTTAACAGCACTCTAGCCTTTTTACAGAACTCTTCAATCTCCATAGAATTCGAATACATAGTACATACTTGATGTGCGGTAATATTTGATTTAACTAAGAATATCTGAAGTACGGTATTATCTTTATATACACCATAACCTGAGTCAAGAGATGCTACATATTCCCAATTCTTCGTATCCAATTCTTCTTTTTTACGAGGTAGTTCCCATATACTAATAAATTTGGGTAAAGTTGGTATTTTTAATGGGTCACTACTTTTCAATGTCTTTAAAAAGTGATGGTCAATTAATGTTGATACCGAGCCGATAAAATCACATTTATACTCTTGGTTAAATCGAATTTCACCGATACGATTTATTTCATCACGGGCCCACTGCTCATCACGTCCCGGTACAGCATTCCATGCAATTTCACTCTTGACATAATCGACTGAGTTTGCATTTTCAGGTTCAACAGCTTTATTCCACATATGGAAGAAGTGATTCATACCCGATGGCGTTGATGTAATAATTACTTTAGTGGTTTTACCTGATGAAATTGTAGGGAATACAGATGCCATAAACTCATCGGCGATATGTGGTTTAATAAAGGCGAACTCATCAAGAAACAGTAGGTTAATTGAAAGACCACGGATACCATCAGGAGAAGTAGCAGCACAAATAATACGAGTGTTATTAGTAAACTGAATTCCACGCTTATTCCATTGCATTACACCCGGTTGCATCCACATAGGAAGCATCATATAACTATCTCGTAGTTGTTGAAGCTGTTCCTGTGCAAGGTTCAATTTGTTACCAAGAACTGCAACAACTTTATCCGCATTGAATAAAGCATACCAAAGAATATAGGCACGAGTTGTCGCTGAATTGTGTGAAAGAATGTCACTCGTGTAAAATCGATGATTTTTGTCATTTAATTCTAAATCATACATATGTGATTTAGAATCTAAATGAGTAACCGAAGTGACTATATCATACCCATCTTTAGTATGGATAAAATCACCTATAGAAAGGTCTTTTACGAATACCTCATCAAGTACATCATTATTAACATTTGAGTGAAATACTATATGCGTATCAGCACATTTTAACGAATGTCTGGTTGTACATAATTCCCATACATCATAATCAACTGTTTTATGACAATATTTTATATCAGACCAACCAGTATCCGTCTTGACTTTAAAACCTTTAGATTTTATCGATTCAATAAATTTTCGTTTTACTTCATTTGATGGTTTCACTTTCTAGAAATTCCTTACAATTACGCAACTCTCGGTAAACATTTTTTTTAATATCTGAATGCCATATAACTAATACTTCATAACCCTTAGATTTGGCTAACTCGATTTTATGCTTATCATAATCCCAAATTTCTTGAGCTGTTTTATCTTTATTAAATCTAATCATATGTTTATGTGGAGTATCATCAGGTTTATATATAGCAGGGTTTGCGTGAGTCCTATCACCATTATATTCAATGATTTTGTTTTTGTATGTAAAATCAAACGCCCTATACCTTCTTGTATCAGTAGTAGATGTATATAGAATTAATTCAGATGACCCCATTAGGACCTCAGAACGGTCAATTCCTTCTGTGTCTATAAGATTCTCAAAAAATTTAATTGAGACTGCACTGATTGAATTTGAACCCCTTAATCGTGTTCGGACAATTTCTTTCATTTCTTCAGGTGATTTTGAATTCATTGTATTCATCCATTTAGCGGTGATTTTATCTCTAACGATTTTAGCCTCATCGATTGATATATCATTTCTATTCGCAATTGCTTGTACCGTATTGGTTTGTTGCCTTTTATATACCATGTCAGCTGCGTGTTCTTCATCAATATTATATTTATTCATATAATATTCTATTCGAGTAGGTTCTGATTTAGGGCCTTTATTATTTTGTACGGTTTGTATAAATTCTTGTTTTTTAATAATTGATTCTTCTATTGAAAACCCTTTTCGCATGTAAAACTCTTCTGACCATGGAGATAATTCAGACTTACCATTTCCATACATTGGATTTTTATCACCTATACGACTTTCAGTTAAATATTTAATATATTCATCAGTCTCTAGTCGCTCTTCAAATTGTTTTTTATAATCATCAACTTTCATATCATGAATAGTGGATATGTGTTTGTATAATTGTTTACCACGAAATTTACATATTTGACATTCAGGTAATTTATAGAACTCATCATCCCCTATTTTTAATCTGAGTTTTTCAGTCTCTTTTTTAATTCGTTCAGGGTCTCTGAGACGTTTTTTACTAGCTTCCGCTGTATACGCTCTATGGTCAACTATATAAGATTCGTCAATCAAATCATTAGTTCGTAACTCTTTAGCATTTATCTTATGCTGCCGACTAACATGACCTATTAAAGATGAAAAACACGCTCCTTTCCTAAACGATGTTGAATTGTAGTTACAATATGGACATTTAAGTATATGAGAATTATTCATTTTCATTTTCCTTTAGTAGATTAAAAAATTCTTCGACGGTAAATTCCATTTCTTCACCATCTTCATTTTTAATATACATTAATTCATCAGGAAAAATGCATTTTCCACATTGTCTGGGAAATTTTACAATATTATATCGGTATGCGTCAAACTTTGCGATTAATTCTTCTTGGAAATCCCACATCCCAAATAATTGCATACCATGGTCTTTGGTATTAATGTAAACATAATTCTTAATAAAGTAATTAGGGTCCTTAACACACTTCTTAATTTCACGAAGCTGCCAAGGCTCAACTGGTACGGACTCAGTGGAATCACGTAGATTATTGATTCCATTAAACGCCATGTCCAATACCTCGGCGATATATGAATTTACACTCGAACTCCTGTTGAAAACGTTCTATACCAATGTTTTCTATCATATGTTCTTTCCATTGCACATCTTTCCCGGGAATACCAACATCCCATGGAATCTCCATTGCGTAAAAATTACTATAATTACATATAGCATCACTGAACATCCTCATAAAATGATTGGGTCCATTTGGAGTTGATAGTATATGGATTTGAGTGTCTCTCCCTGCCATCAATGTTGGCATAACTGAAGCCATAAGCTCATCAAAAATTTCTCTTTTAATATATGCAGCTTCGTCTATGAATAGATAGTTAACGCCATATCCTCTCATAGAATCAGTCGTACATGCAGCTGCAATTACTCTACATCCATTTTCTAATCGTATAACTTTTTTATTTTTTTCTAATAACTTCGGTTGCATGAATTCAGGTAGAGAGTCTAATATTTCTCTAACTTTAGTAAGTAACTCAGTAGTTGTATTGAATTTATTTGACATAAGTACTATGGTTTTATCACAGTTGGATATCATATAGTGAACTATATTTACTAACTGCAGCATAGTCCCTCCAATTTGACGAGACTTATTTGTGATAGTTCGCTTGCGGTGATTAAATTCACTTAATAAATCTCGCTGGAAATCATGTAATATCAAATTTGTATAACCATTATCAACGGTGTTATATGATATAGCATTCTCGGCGAAAAATATAGGGTCATCTATACATTGCTTATAGAATTTTAATTGCGATGCAGTAACACGGGCTTCTTCATCGATATCAACATCTACGTCGTCGAATACAAGACCATCGAGAAAATTATCTATCTTACTTTGTCTAGTATCAGCAAATTCTCGGACTGCTAACCGAATAATTTCACTTCGATTACTATCAAGTATCTCAGATAAATGGTCGATAGTCTTATCTTCATCTTCTTTGATGTATATGTTCACTCGCTTCATTGGTAAAGGTCTCTTTTTTTGGAGGTGTATATACACACTGTTTATAAAAGAGGTTTAATTTTTTAATTTATTGACAAATAAAGGGAATTGCTATAGCGATTCCCTTTATATTTATGATATTAACCTCGATTAAGTTGACGAGCTCTTCTCATTCGTTCCTCTGATATATTTCGTCTTCGTCTAGGTCTAGGTCGTCTAGGTCGTCTAGATTGACGAGGGGGGATTACAATTACTTTACGCTTTTTAAGTAAATCGGCAATAAACTTTCTAAATAACTCAATTCGTTTAAGTCGAGCTACTTCCTGAGCTTTTCTGAATTGAGCTTCTCGGATACGTCTTAACTCACGAGGAGTAATTTTAGGTTCCTCTTCCACTACCACAACAACAGAACTTTCTGCATCAACTGTTGTCCAGACTTCCCATTGCATTCCCCAGTGACTAAATGGGAATATAGTATGACCATCACCATTCCAAGCCGCACCCCAACTATTTCTAATGATAAATCCTTCAGTAGTCCATCCCACTACAGTAACAGCATGACCTCCTCTAAAATAATCACCATCGCCTTGTTCCCAAAGATATTGACCATAATTATATATAGGTATTGCCAGCAACGCAGGACCATTATTAACCAATGCATCTTTAAGACCATCTATAGTTGTAATTGCAGCATATCCATTGATTCTATAATTAGCTGCCGCTGATATCATGTTACTGGTAATTTCAGTAACTTGTTGATATGGCATCATGGTTTCTGGAATACTTCCGATATTAGTTAATATTCTCATTAAATCACGAGAATACATACCTTCAGTACTTTTATCTTCTCTATTTAAATAAATGAATTGTGGGCTCATATATTCATTAAAATCAACATCTCGTTTCTCTTGCACTTCTTTTATACATGAAGCAGTGAATGCCACACATGCACCATCAGCTCCTTGATTTCTAACAGCAAGAATTTCATCTCGCATGTCCAGTGTTTCTGGAATGGTAGCTGATAGACCAGTCCCTTCGTAAATATAATCCCTATCATCGATAGGGCTTTGTATTAATGTGGTAATTAAATCCATAATAATCTCCGTTCGTTACTATACTATAAGTTTATCACATAATACAATTGACAGAATTTATTCAGTTTCTATATTATGGATATGAAAAAAATTGAATTATATAATCAGTATGGACTTCCTATCGATGGGATGGAATTAGTAATCAAAGGCATTGAGCTAATGAAAGAGATTACTTCAATGGGATTCAGTGCCTATATTGTAGGCGGTTGTGTACGTGACTTATTGATGGATAAATCCCCTCATGATATTGATATTGCAACTAATATGCCTATTAATGTGATTAAACAGCATTATACAACTATTGAATACGGCGGCGGTGAACGTCATGGTACAGTAATAGTACATCACCACGGCGAAGATTATGAGTTAACTCAATTCAGAAGCGAGAGTATTTATAGTGATAATCGCAGACCTGATGAAGTTAAGTTTGTAGATACTTTTGAAGAAGATACATTACGTCGTGATTTGACTATTAATGCAATGGGCATCGACTGTGATGGCCAAATAATTGATTATCACGGTGGATTGAAAGATATCGAAAACAAAATTATCAGAACTGTAGGAAATGCTGAAGCGCGTTTTGGTGAAGATAGTCTTCGTATTCTAAGAGCTGCTAGATTTGCTGCTAGACTTAGATTTGATATTGCTGGTGATACTATGGATGCTATGAGTAAATTAGCTAATACTATCCATAATGTTTCAGCTGAACGAATCCGTGATGAGTTTGAGAAATCAATGGAAGGCGGTGGGCTTAATTTTGGAATTTTTATTAGATATTTGAATACATTGGATATTATTAATAAAATATTCCCTGAATTTAAAACATCTTCAATTGCATCTATTTGTAGAGCATGCACTCACAATAAGGTAGTAAACTTTGGATTGATGTTTCAAGGCTCATTTACCAATGATGGTCTTGATAGACTTAAATTAAGTAGCGACACTCTAAACGCAATTAAATACTGTGTTAATTCCGAGCGTCTAATGTTTGAGATTGCTGATGGTAGAAATCATGAACACAAAGTTAAGATTGTATCTGATAATAGATTTCACCATTTAATGGATTATTACAAGGCTATTTATAGTAGAGGTATTAATCGCACATACATCACACATTATGTTACTATGAGAGAAGTGTATGATTTAGATAAAGAAGTAAATGCTCATATTAAATACTTGGGTATTGATGGAGCTAAATTTGGACAAACTCGAAGTGCTTATAATACATGGGTATTTAGTTATTACCATGATTATTTAACAATACCTTTAGCAATTGAATGGCAGAACGCGATTCATGAGTTTATAGGTGAATATTCTACTCAATTAATATGGAAGGCAATCGATGCAAAACATAATTAATATTTTTGACTTTGATGGGACTATTTTCAACTCACCTAATCCTTCTAGGACTATGTGGGATAATAAGATGTTTGGTCGTCTCAGAGCATCACCTAAGCACGGTGGATATGGTTGGTATCAAAATACACTGACTCTTGAAGATAAATATATCGAAACTACAACTTTTAACGAAGGTGTAGTTGCTGATGTAAGAAAGTCTATGGCGAATCCTAATGCAATTACTGTACTATTGACTGGTCGTACTACTGATTACTCTGATATGATTCAAGGCATTGTTATGCGAGAAGATTTGGAATTTGATGAATTTGGATTTAAGCCTACTGGTGAGAAAGTCGCTACGTTTAAGTTTAAGACTGATTACATCGAAGAGTTAATCTCCGTTTACAATGTAACCGAAGTAAATTTATGGGAAGACCGCATTCCTCATGTAAAGAAATTTCGTGAATGGATGGAACTTAATGATATCCCCGGAGAAGTGCATTATATTGATGTGCCTGATGGTACTATTGGAAATGAGGCTCTAGAACGTGAATTGGTTGATAAACTTATTGAATCAGCTCCTGTGATAGTCAAAAAGACTCATATCAGAGCTGAGAAGAAACCAATCTACCAAGCAGCGTTTTTATAT